TATGCATGTATGTTGTATGAATTGACTGGTCTTACAGTTAAAAAATTCGTTATTATAATGACTTGTGAAAATGGAGAATGTGAAGTCTATGAAGAATATGATAAAGCTAAGTACATCAAGTTACTCACTAAGTACATTAGAGAGTTTGTTGAATTCAAATTACAGAAAGATGCCTGAAGATCAAGATATCAATAAACTCTTGGAGAGTAAGTTTTACTGTCCAAGAAAGTTCTCTGAAGAGATTGAAAAAATCCATTCAGATAATGTTGACATGAGTTATATTGATTCGATTGTATTCTTCTGTGAGAAAAACAATATTGATGTAGAGTCTGTGCCCAAACTGATCTCTAAACCTCTGAAAGAGAAGATCAAATGCGAGGCTATTGAACTAAACTTTTTGAAGAGAACATCTCACGCTAAACTTCCTATATGATTCCCAAAGTGCAACCCTTCGATGTGTACAAGTCTTACCTTGGACTGAAAAATCATTTCACTAAAAAAACATATGATTATCACAAATATTGTGGTAAGTCTAGAGCATCTATCCAATCGTTTTATAAACGAAAGGATAGATTTTTCTTTGAGAAGTTATCACGACAGAAGGATGATCATGAAGTGATTGAATACTTCGTGGCAAATTTTGTGAGTTGTGATGATCCACAGTCTCTTTGGATTGGTCAGATTGCAAAAGAGGGTGAGGGTAATTATTCTGAATGGAAGAGAAAACATCAATCAATGTCATATGTTTTCAAGAATGAAGTCAGTGATCTGTTTGATGGTAAAAAGTTTGATAGTGTGTTTGAGATTGATGGAACCCGTCACCCTATCATTGTCAAAGAACACCTTGCAAAGAACGTATCACTAGAAACTTTGATCATCCTGGACAGAATTCTAGGATTTAAAAAAAACTTTGATAAAAAACTCAAAGATCCTGTTTGGGAGTTCTTGTCTATGAGAATTGATAAGTATAGTTCTTTTATACATATTGATGTATTTTCATACAAACGTATCTTAAGAGAAGTAATAGGAGTCTGATGAGTAGTTTCTTTAGTTCAGAATTAGTTCGTGAGGAGATGGAGAACATCACCAAACTCCAACAAGAGATATATCAAAAAGTTTTTGAGTTCTCTACAATGAATAGGGATGATAAACTTGAACACGTAGAAAAACTTGGTGTTCTTCTGGATAAACAACGTATTCTTTATACACGATTGAAACTCTCTGATGATCCAGAGGCACAGAAGATGAAGGATAGAATTCTACAAGAGGCGGTTGCCTTAGGGTTTCCAAAGGATGTTGACATCACTTATGTCTTTTCAAACATGACCAAGGTTCTTGATCAAATGAAGAAATCAATCCTTGACAACCCCTGACCAAAGGGTTATGTCCTCGGAGACACTCCCGTAACTCCCTTGACCTGGAATGTCATTAAACTTATCCAGAGGGTCTGAGAGAAGGTAAGAGACGTAGTAGGTAAGTCTGGGGAGACATAACTCTATAAGTCTTACTATTCTCTCTGAACCTCTTGACAACTTCAACAAATGTCATTAGAATAGGTTTGTCGAGGTTGATAAGAATATTACTTGACTTTATTTAAAAAATAAACTATAATAGATAGTATAAGTCTCCCCGACTTTACAACCTATTATAGAGTTATCGTATGTCAAGAATTAAGAATTTTCTTCTCGAAAGAGAAGATATGTTGGAGTATCAATTTCAATCTTACTATCAAGAACTGAAAGAAAGGTATCAAGGACCTGAAGACGAGTTTCTTCTTTTCTTTCAAGAGTTGATGGAGGAAGAATGATGGGAGTTATATATTGTATTCATTGTCTTAAGACAAACAAAAAGTATATTGGTAAGACAGAGAGAAAATATTTATCTACCAGAATAAACCACCATTTTCATTATGGTAGAGAGAACAAGTATTGTAACCCTCTCTACGAGGATATGAATACCTTTGGTAGGAAGTCATTTATCTACGGGGTTGTAGAGGGGGACATACCCTCTGACCTATTAGATGAGAAGGAGAGATACTACGTCTCTCTTTACTGGAACACAGGGTTACTCTACAACCAGAGAATACCTTCTGGTTGTAGTAATAGAACAGAATATAATAAACAACACTATCAAGAGAACAAAGAACACAAGTCGGAATATTATCAACAGAATAAGGAAAGAATATCAAAAAGGAATAAAGAAAACTACGAATACACAGAGGAGTTGAAGAGAAAGAAGAGAGAATATTATCTTAAGAATAAAGAAAGAATACTGGAGAAGAAGAGGGAGAAGAAGAAACAGAGACAGAGTAAAAATGAATAAATACAGGGACAACCACTTTCTTAGTTGTCACACTATACACTACTCTCATTCTATGTTATAATATGAGAGTAGGTTTCTCCCACCCCTAACAGGATAGGAGAGACACACACATACAAACCCATACATACACACATTTCTAATACGGAGAATACTAAAATGAGTTTTAGTAACTTGAAGAAGAACTCTTCTCTTGGAACCCTTACCCAAAAGTTGATAAACCAGGTAGAGAAAGAGAATAAGGGTCAAGGTGGAGGAACAGACGACCGTCTCTGGAAACCCACGATGGACAAGTCTGGTAACGGTTATGCTGTTATCCGATTCCTTCCTGCACCTAACGGTGAAGATCTTCCTTGGGTGAAGGTATTTTCTCACGCATTCCAGGGTCCTGGTGGTTGGTATATCGAGAACTCTCTGACTACTATCGGTCAACAAGATCCTATTGGTGAATTGAACCGTGAGTTGTGGAACACGGGAAATGAGTCCGATAAAGAGACTGTTCGCAAACAGAAACGTAAACTGTCTTTCTACGCAAACATTTATGTTGTAAAGGATCCTGCAAACCCTCAGAACGAAGGTCAAGTATTCCTCTACAAGTTCGGTAAGAAGATCTTTGACAAGATCATGGATGCAATGCAACCTGAGTATGAGGATGAGACTCCTATCAATCCTTTTGACTTCTGGCAAGGTGCCAATTTCAAACTGAAACTTGCCAAGGTTGCTGGTTATTGGAACTACGATAAGTCTGAGTTTGCTGCACCTTCTGCACTCCTGGATGACGATGATGCTCTTGAAGCAATCTGGAACAAAGAGTATTCTCTTGCTGAACTGGTTGCTCCTGATAAGTTCAAGTCCTATGATGAACTGAAAAAGCGTCTTGATTATGTTCTTGGTAATAAAAAGGCCAAGGCTGTTCAGGTTGAAGAGACTGAGTATGACAACTATGCTCCTACTGAACAGAAACGTGTCAGTGAAGAGGATGCACTGAGGAAACTGGAACAACAAATTGTTGAGTCCAATCAGAAGGTTGGTGGTTTCAACGACCCTGACATCACTCCTTCCTCATCCAATGATGATGAAGACGATGCTATGTCATATTTTTCAAAATTGGCTGATATGTGATACCAAAATCGGCTTTTAGTTTCAAAAATAGGGGCTAAATTTTTCCTGGGAAAAATTGGCCCCTTTACTTTTTTTCAGGGTTGGAATAATCTTATATTCTCGCCCTTTACTAAATTTTTATTGACGTATTGACTACTTCCTTCTTTATAAAGTAAAGATGATTTTATATTTCTGGTAATAATACTCAGATATTCTTTTTTAAGAAGGTAGATATTTCTTTTTTCATCTTCTTTTTTTACTTCATAATCGTAATTGGTTACTTCTGTAGTAATATTTGTTTTTGTTATCTCTGTACCAAGACCACCATCATAAAAGGTATACGAAAAGTTTTTGTCAACTACAAGTCCTGCAGGAACTAGGATAAAACCATAACTATCCTTCACTTCCTTAGTTTCATAATGATGGGTTGAATATAAATTTTGTTCTGTAATATATTTTGTATCAAGGTAATTTTGGAATGATTGTTGTGACATTGGCCACTCATTCTGATAATTGATTACGTTATTAGAAAGAAGTACGACCCAATCATAATATTGTGACCCATATACCTTATTTGCAATATTATCAGGTCTCTCATCACCTACAATTGAATATTTTGTAAAATTTGTTAAGTCTGTAAAAATATCTTCACGAATAACACCTCTTTTAAAGAGGTTTTTGACTTGAATATATTCTAATATAGTTTTATTTTCTCTGAGTCTATTAACGTACTCAAAGTTTGGAACGTATCTAAAGTATGGAGTTGTCATCTTTAGTATCCTGCAGGGTGACCAGTTGAACTATAATCATTAGCATAAATTGGTTCAATTTCAGTGAATGACATTCTCAAAGATGTAGCAACCATAGAACCATCTTCGGCGTATGTCATATATTTGTTATTAGGCGTATAATTAACGTCAATCTGTGTGAGAGCACAAGGTTTGATTTTATTCAAATATGGATGAGTTGATTTGCTGGCCTCATCACTACCATCTCCATTATATATGTACTCCAATTCAAAAACTTTGGGGGATTCTAAGAATAATCGTGCAGAACCTAGTGATGGTGATGAACGTGCTTTTAATACTTTGATGATATCACGAACAATTTTTGCTTCCTCACTACTTCTTGGTGCAAAATCAAACTGAAAACCAAATGTTCTTAGTTTTGGTCCATTGAACAAAAGTTCCATATTTGGGTTGATGACCTTACCAGAACCCCTGGTCAAGAAACTAGCATTTCCTACAACATAACCTGCCAGGGCAGCTGCGACTGCACCTTTCTCTTTGATCAATCCTCCTACAACATCTCTTGCTACTTGTAATGCATTACTGAGAGCCTCTTTTGCTACATTCAGA